ATATCCATTTACTACGAAAGACGGCAGCTTAAACTCTATGGGCACAGTTACTGATGCGACGTTCAACACTTCTTACGAATATGGAGATATTATAACCGGCTCTTACCCTATGTCTGCTAGTATTACTAGAGAAAGGTTTGCTTCAGGGGCAGGCACTTCAAAGCCTCATGTCACTGCTCTTAAAAATGTTTTAAACCATTATACTTATTTGAGTGAACATTATGCTTTCTCTTCTTCTCACGGCGACAAAAACTCCCAGGAGAGTAACCTTATAAGCATTCCATCAATTTTCTTTGATAGCGGAATTAAGCCTGGATCTGTAAATCTAGAATTTTATATTTCTGGATCTCGTGTTGCTCAATTAACAGATAAAAATAAAAATGGAGAGCTAATTCAAACAGATGGGGACTCATATGCACAAACCAATGGATCAGATTCTGTTGCGGGTGTAGTATTATATAATGAGGGTTTTGTTTTGTTAACTGGCAGCTGGAATCTAACACCAGCTTCATATAATTTTACTTATGCAACCCGTCAAGCAAGATGGTGCGATTTTGGTGCAGGTGCAAATGATAGCGGGGATAGCAATTTGGCACCATCTGCAAGCTTTAGAATGGAATTTAAGGGTACAAATGAAGTTACCACACTAGACATGCACATGATTGCACCAAAAGGACTATTAAACCATTCTAGCAATCCGACTTACAGACTATATAACAGTTCTTCTGTATTGCCAATCTACACATATAATAGCTCTTCATATTCTGAAAATTCAGATATACCAATAAAAAACACCATTAGCGGCTCTATATGTAATCATTCTTCTTCCTTTAAAAAACAAACATTTATTAGTACAATAGGTATATTCGATGATCAAAAAAAATTAATTGGTACTGTTAAGTTGGCTACACCTGTCAAAAAAACCGAAAATCGAGCGTTCACATTTAAAGTAAAATTGGATATTTAATAAAAAATGATATTAGCATTAGACGTTTCAACCAGCATTACTGGTTATACAATATTGGATTATGAGGGAAAGCTCATCCGTTGCGCCGCATGGGACATGCGAAACAAGAAAAAGTTTACTGACCATTTCAGCAAAGCTCAACACATAAAAGATGAAATTTTATCAATAAAGGCTCAGATACCAATTGAACATGTTTGCGTTGAACAGCCATTTATGTTTTTTAATTCTGGAGGTTCTTCAGCAAAAACAATGGCAGCACTTCAGAGATTTAATGGTATAATTTCTTGGATCTGTTGCGAGGCGTTTGGCTCTCCACCAAGCTATCTTACTGCAGGGGAAGCAAGAAAATTGTGTGGAATAAAAGTACCAAGAGGCGAAAAAGCTAAAAAAGTTATTATGCAGTGGGTACTTGACAACGAGAGCGATTTTAATGTAGAATACACTGCAAAGGGAAATCCAAAGCCACATTTTTTTGATATGGCCGATTCTCTGGTTTTAGCTCGTGCTGCCCTCGCAAAAATTTCTTGACTATTTAAATTATCTATGTTAAGGTTGTTGAGTGGATTCTGAGAAGATAGAAATATTAGAAGAGGTTTTAGGGAGCTTTTATCGTTCAAACGATGAGTGCTTATTCACTTGCCCTTTCTGCAATCATCACAAAAAGAAGTTATCTGTCAATGTATCTAAAAATTCTTACAAATGTTGGGTATGTGACTCAAGCGGTAGGAACCTATATTATTTAATAAGAAAATTTGGCAACTACAACCATAGGAAAGTGTGGAATAGTTTTTCTGAGAGCGTAGATATATCAGAATTTGATAATCTTTTTGATACGATAGAAGTCAAAGAACACAGTCAGAGAATCAACCTTCCAAATGAATTTGTATGCTTGGCTAATAAATCTCTACCCTCTTCAGCTAAAGAAGCATTAAACTACCTTAAAGAACGTGGAGTTAATAGTTATGATATACTTAGATGGAAAATTGGATATTGTGAAACGGGCGAATATAGAAATAGAATTATTATACCCTCTTTTAATATGGATGGATATTGCAATTATTTTATTGCTAGAACTTATAAGCAGGATTGGTTAAAATATAAAAACCCTCCAGCATCAAAAGATATTGTTTTTAATGAATTGTCAATTAATTGGAATAAACCAGTAACTTTAGTAGAAGGTGTTTTTGACGCATTAAATGCTGAAAATTCTATACCTTTATTGGGGTCTACTTTGAATACCCGCTCTAAGCTCTTTAGAGCCATTCTGACGCACTCTACGAAAGTTTTCATAGCATTAGACCAAGATGCTGAAAAGAAGGCTTTAAACATAGTTAACGCGCTTAATTCATATGGTATTGATGTTTATAAAATAGATACTTCAAATTGTGAAGATGTTGGTAGTATGACAAAAGAAGATTTCGAAAGCAGAAGAAAAGATGCAATGTTGTTTGATGAATCAACTCTCTTAATACAAAAAATATTACAAATTTGACTTGACAAATACATTAATTGTAATATATTTACAACAAGTTGAATATTGCCTTTGGGATGTTCAACTTTTACTTGCTTATATAAGGAGAAAATATTATGACAAATACAGCAATTACTATTCATCGCCCCAGCCTTTTGGGGAGAAACGTCTTCGATGACGTTTTTGATAACTTTTTTACAGACTTTCCAAGATACTTAAAACAATCAACTCAAGGATATCCTGTTGTGGATATTTATAGAGAAGACAACGGAGATACAGTAATGGAATTTGCCTTGGCTGGTTTTACTAAAAATGATCTTTCTATAGATGTACAGCCAGATAAACGATCCATTACAGTTGCTGCAGATTCTGGCATTGAAGGGGGTGAAGAATCTAGCCGAAGAATCGCACGCCGAAGTTTTAAGAAGACGTATGTCAACTATGATGACAACTTGGATCTCACTAAAATAAGTGCGAAATTTGAAAATGGTTTACTGTGTATTACGGTACCGCAAAGACCGGAAGCAAAACCAGTTTCAATTAAAATTAGTTAATTTTGTTTGGCGGGTAGATTTTCTACCCGCCATTGTAAAAAAACCCTTGACAATTAAAATTATACCTGTTATTATCTTACCTGTATGTTTACCAAACCTTTAATGAAAATAATCTATAATCCTAAACCTCCTTTTAAAAAAGGAGATGTGATTGATTGTTATGATGAAATGTTGGGAAGAACAATTACTGGATACATTATTAATGTTGTGCGTGCTAGCGATGGCATATATGACTTAGTGATTCGCTGGAACGATTTATTTGTTGCAGTGGAGAAATGTAGCGTACCAGAGGCCAAAAAAAGAATCAAAATGAAACTATGGAGATTTAGGCCGACCTTAGACCATAAAGCGAGATAAAATGAAGTTTGCACACATTGCCGATACACACATAAAAAATTTAAAATATCACTATGAATACCGAGAGGTGTTTAAAAAGCTTTACGAAAAACTTCGTGAAGAGAAAGTAGATTATATTATTCATTGCGGAGACATAGCGCACACAAAAACGCAGCTATCACCTGAATACTTTGATCTCTGTTCCAGCTTTTTGTCGTCATTGGCGTCAATAGCACCTACTTATGTAATTCTCGGGAACCATGATGGGAACCTTAAGAACAGCAGTAGGCAAGATGCCATTACACCAGTAGCGGAAGCTTTAGACGATCCAAATCTGTTTTTACTTAAAGACAGTGGGGAGGTAAATTTAAATGGAAACTTTACACTTAACGTTCTTAGTGTTTTTGATAGGGATAATTGGATTAGCCCTTCCGATAATAGAAAAATCAACATTGCTCTTTATCACGGCGCTATTAGTAATAGTAGGACTGATTTGGGTTGGATTATGGAGCACGGCGAGGATAATTTATCAATATTTGAGGAATTTGATTATGCCTTCTTGGGCGACATTCACAAAACAAATCAAATATTAGATCATGACGGTAAAATAAGATATGCTGGTTCAACCGTACAACAAAATCACGGCGAAACAAATGATAAAGGATTTTTAGTTTGGGAAATTGAAGACAAAGATAACTATACTTGTCGCCATGTGGAGTTAAAAAATCCAAAACCCTTTATAACAATTGAGTTAACGCCAAAAGGCAGAATGCCCAATAAATTAAAAATTCCAGTTGGTGCACGAGTGCGCCTAGTATCCAATAATAACTTGCCACTTAGTACAATGAAAAAGGCTGTGGAAGTTGCGAAACATAGATTTAAGCCTGAAAGCATCACATTCCTAAACAGAGCGGCAGGAGAAAGAGGCAACGTTGACGAATTTACAGATGGGCTAGAAAACGATAATCTGAGAGATGTTGCAGTACAAGAAGAGTTGATAAGAGAATATTTAAAAGACTTTCAGGCTGACGAAGAATTAATAGAACGTGTCTTAAAGTTGAACTCCAAGTACAATACGGCTGTTGAAGAGAATGAGGAGGTTAATAGAAATGTTAATTGGAAACTCGATAAGATAGAATGGGACAATCTATTTAATTATGGAGAGGGGAATTCTGTTGATTTTCATAAAACTACTGGAATGGTTGGTGTTTTTGGAAAGAATTTTTCTGGTAAGTCTAGTATTATCGACAGTATGCTTTTTACTATGTTTAATTCTACTAGCAAAAATGAACGAAAAAACCTCAACATCATCAATCAAAACAAAGATTATGGACAAGGGAAACTCCAAATTTCAGTCGGAAATAAACAATACACCATTGAGCGAAGAGCAGACAAATATACGAAAAAGTTAAAAGGCGAGGAAACTCTAGAGGCTAAAACAGATTTAAATTTTGAATGCTATGATGCTGCGACAGGTGAAACCACTAGCTTAAATGGAACCACAAGAAACGAAACAGACAAAATCATAAGAAAGCATTTTGGTACAATGGAAGATTTCTTAATGACTTCAATGTCTTCTCAGCTTGGCGCCCTACAATTTATTAGTGAGGGTTCGACAAAGAGAAAGGAAATCCTTGCAAAATTTCTTGACTTGGAAATGTTTGATAAGAAATTCAAGTTGGCAAAAGAAGATGTAACTGATCTAAGAGGGGCACTTAAAAGACTTGAGGGAAAAGAATTTGATGATGATATCTTTAATGCAGAAAAAGAAATTATATTAAATGAAGCTGCAACTCGTGAACATTCTGAAAATTGCGAGAATATTAAGAAAGAGCTTTCAGAGATACAATTTAATGTTGATGAGATACAAAAGTCTATCGATTCCATTCCAGCAGAGCTAATTGATATCAATGCTGTTATTAATATGACTAGTGAGAAAGAAAAACAGTCTGCAGATTTTATTGTTGATATCATGAACTTTCAAGAAAATCTTGTAGAAAAAGAAAATCTTGTCAAGAAAATTGATAGTTTTATTAGTGGATTTAATACAGAAGACTTATATGAAAAGCAAAGTAAAGTTGCTGAAAAATTACTAACACTTAGGGGGCTTTCTGATGAGTTGGCTTTCTTGGAAAAAGAAAAAGAAACCAAAGAAAAAAGAATTGGTTTATTAAAAGAAGTTCCATGCGGAAGTCAATTTCCTAATTGTAAGTTTATTTGTGATGCACATAACGCTTCTGATGGAATGGTAGATCTCTTATCAAAAGTAGAATCATTAAATAAGCAGTCTGGCAATGTTAATGCAGAGATTGAGGAGTTAAACCCAGAACAGATTGAAGATTACCTTAAAAAATATAAAGAAGTATTAAGTAAGAAGGAAACTACTGAACTTGATATATCTAAAATAAAAGTTGAGATTGAGCGAGGCGAAGTTAATTTAAAAAGCCTAGAGAATGAAATTAAAGAGTTAGAAGAGAAAAAACAAATTTATTATGAGAACAAAGATGTTATTGAAAATAAAGGATCATTCATTAAACAACTGGCAAAAGAAAAGAAATCTTACTTAGCAAAAGAAAAAGAGTTGAAAAAATGCCAAGATGCAATAATGGAATTTTATAGAGAGCACGGATCTCTAGAACAGAAGCTAAACTCCCTCAAAGAACAAAAAGAGGAGTTACAAAGCCTCAGAGAAGACTATTCAGCTTATGATTTGTTTATGCACTGTATGCATGCAAATGGAATTTCATATGATATTATTAAAAAGAAGTTGCCAATAATCAACAATGAGGTTGCAAAAGTTATTGCTAACGTTGTTGACTTTGAGGTTTTCTTTGAGAATGATGGAAAGCACATGAAGATCTTTATTAAACACCCCAAACACGAACCTCGACCTATTGAAATGGGCAGTGGTGCAGAAAAAACAATTGCTGCAATGGCAATTCGTTTAGCGCTGCTGTCTGTTTCAAGCCTTCCAAAAAGTGACATATTTATCTTAGACGAACCAGGAACTGCTCTGGATGCAGACAATATGGATGGTTTTATTTCTATTTTAGAACTAATTAAAACATACTTCAAAACTGTTATTTTGATTTCTCATCTTGACAGTCTGAAGGATTGTGTAGACCAACAGATTGTCATTGACAAGAAAGAGGGCTTTGCACATATAACAGTGTAAGGAGAACAACATAATGTCAGGAGGCTTTTCATTTGGTGGCGGCGAAGAAGAGGGTGGTTCTGAAAGCGGTCTCGACGAAGGGACGCCAACTAAAATAGATGGTAAGTTTACCATTTATGCAATTCAAAATTTAACTGCAAATCATGATCATAGTGATGATGTTGATCAAGTTCCTTTTTTCTTAAACACTGTTGGAGTTCCTACGTTAAGGGGTAGAACCGAAACAACAGGGCCCTACAAAGCAGAAACTTAAGGGAGATTAAAATATGACAAGGCAAATAATTGATAAAGGTTTAAGTAAATTATTATCTAGAAAGCTTATGGTTTGGTCGACAGCAACATATTTGATGTTGTTTACCACTTCGCTGGAAAGCAGTGATTGGGTTGCCATTTCACTAGCCTATATCGGAATTCAAGGGTTGGCAGATATTGCCACGCGCTGGAGACATGGAAAATGATGACATTGTTGGCCATAAAAACTTTTTTAAAGAAAAGTTGGGTGTGGCTTAAACATAACTGGAAGGCACCAGCAGTTGTTTTGTATACTATAGTTTTGTGGCTTTTGTTTAGGCAAAAAGATAAAGCTAGCAAAGTTTTAGAAGTGAGAGCAGATAGTTATAAAAAACAAATAGATGCCATCAATGAAATTCATAAAGAAGAAATTAATAAAAAGAATAAAATATTAGAAAAGTATGGTAATATCTTATTTGAGTTAGAAGAAAAATATGAAAAAGAGAGCTTAAAATTAGATAAAGAGAAGAAAAAAGAAATTAAAAAACTTGTAGAAGACTACAATGAAAAACCAGATGAACTAGCAAAACTTCTGGCAGAAAAATATGGATTAGATTATGTTGAATAAATTGACAGCTTTATTATTGTCGGCCTGTTTGATATTTTTGCCTGTCGTGGCGATGGCTGAAATTTCATTGCCACCTAAAGGAAAAATAACAGGACTTCGTTATAAACAGCCAGCACCATATTCTGGAGTGCTTTTGAATAGTGTCGCCGCAGCCAAACTTTTGACAGATAGTAAATATTCAGATAAGCAGTGGGAACTTAGATTACAATATGAATTAGCAAAAGAATCTGCTCGCTTAAATTTGATTATAGAAACTCAAAAGGTTTCATACGTGTCTCTTCAAGAAAAACACAAAACATTATTAGATATTAAAAATAAAGAAATTGAAAGATTGAGCGCAATTGCCAGCAATACAAACGATCATTCAAAATGGTGGGCAACAGGCGGTGTTGCAGTTGGTATTGTATTAACTATAGCAGTAGTCTTTGCTGTCAACGAGGGGACAAAATAATGCCAAGAGTTGGTAATTTATCTTTAAACCAATTAATAGAATTAATTAAGTTATATGGTGGAGGCTCTGGCGGCGGCGGTGGTGGATCTGGTGATGTAACTGGTCCCGGCTCCAGCACAGGCAACGCAGTCGCGCGCTTCGATGGTACTGGAGGCAAAACACTTAAAAACTCCGGAGTTACCGTCGATGATAGCGACAATATCTTCGTCCCCGGCAATCTTCATGTTGGCGAATATATTTACCGCAGCGGGGACACCAATACGAACATCAGGTTTACGGATGATGACATAAATTTTAGAGCCGGTGGCGTCAATTTTATAGATCTTACTCAGGATACAGTAAGCGAAATAACTTTTAATGAAGCCGCTGCCGATGTAGATTTCAGAGTTGAAAGTGTCGGAAACACACATATGCTATACGTTGATGCAGGAAATAATAGAGTTGGGGTTGGCACCGCTCCAAGTTGTGAATTACATGTATCTGGAGCAGACCCAAGAATTAGAGCCGACTCCACAGCCGGTAATCACCCCGGTTTTGAACTGTCGGAAGCTGGTACGAGAAAATGGGTAATATATAATGACCCAGATGAGAGTCACAATCTCATGTTTAAGAGTAGCGCTGATAGGATGGAATTAACACAAGATGGCGACTTACAAATAGATGGCGACCTGACCGTAGAAGGTTCTGACATAGTGATAAAAAATGGCAGTAAAACTGCCACTATTTCAATTGATTCCAATGGTAACGTGACAATAACACCGTCCGATGCATCTGCTCGTGTTAGATTAGCTGCCGCTACAATAGAGAATAAAGACGGCTCTGCGCTTGATGCAGTCGATGGCCTCCAATCTGTTATGGCGCGAGATTTCTTTTAGGAGACTAGATAATTTATGGCAACATTTAGTAAACAATTTTTCAGCAGTTCCCTTAGCCCTGGATCTGGGAGTTATTTTGGACTGCCAATAGAAGTTTTACAAACTGCTAGTTATCCAGCAATTACAGAATACGGAACTGTAATTCACACTCCACCTGAAGGGTCAACTGAAATTGATGAAGTGTGGATGTATGCAACTAATGTCGGCACAGCCCCAAAAACCTTAGTGGTACAATTTGGAAATTCTGGGAGTGCTTATGAACTGGTTCAAGAGGTGCCTTCCAGAAGTGGATTGACATTGGTGGTGCCAGGATTAGTAATAGGAAAAACAGGGAGTTTAGCAGGTACCCCAAGCTTACCTCAAGGTGCTCAAATTGCAGCATATGCCGGTGCATCTTCTGACGATGATCATTCCGATATATTAATAACTGGTTATGTCAACAGAATTAGTGGGAGTGCCTAATGGCCTCTAAGGATACGAGAAGATTAAATCCGGGCATTCAAGTTAAGAATATGTTCGTTGGCCCCGGCACAAAAGTTAACCCGCACTTAGTACCAGAAACATCAAATGCTCAGGTAGTTTCAATGAAGGGCCCCAAACTTGATGTATCTGGAGCGGCACCTTCGTTGTGCTTTGCTTTTAATACGTCAGGAGCGCTCAATCATGAAACTCCCGGAGATTGGCTATCAGCAAGTGCTATTGATCTTGACGGCTCTAACGAATATCTCAATATGAGTGATCATAACGATTTTGATTTTGAATACGATGACACATTTTCATTATCGGCTTGGGTAAAAACTACAAACACTGGGGACGAAACAATAGTAAGTAAAATGGGGTCTGCAAATTCCTATCGAGGCTGGGATTTTAGATCTTCTAGCGGTCGACCAAGATTCCGATTACAGAATACTGCAAACTCGAAGGCAATAGATGTTCAGAGCGACGATACAGATGATCAATTAAATGACTCCCTTAGTCATCATGTAGTAGTTACTTATGACGGCTCAACTAATGCATCCGGTGCTAAATTATATATTGATGGTAATGTCAAAAGCAAAACTACACACAGGGATAATCTTGGAAACGATACAACAGTGAATGCAATTGATGTAAATGTTGGACGCGCAGATTTTGGAAATTATTTTGATGGTTATATATCACATGTATCAGTTTGGAATAAAGAATTAACTACTGCAGATATTACAACTATTTATAATAGTGGAAAACCTGGAAATTTGTCATCGAGTATGGCAGCTTCATCATCTAATTTAATTGCATGGTGGAAGTGCGGCGATGGAATTAGTGGTTCTACCGCAGACAGTTCAGATAGCAGCGACTCAGACGCTCGTATATATGATATGGGAACTGGAAGTCATCATCTGACACCAGAGAATACAGAGATTTATGATATTCGTAAGATTTAGAATTTTATAAAAGAGGATATTAAATTATGGCAGAAAAGCATTCAAGAATAACAGTACCATCTTCTCCAAATTGGCAAAAGTTTTTACAGCAATTGTTTAATTTTGTGCATAGCACACAAAGTGGAATTCTTAGATTTGCTCAATCTACTCACGATGGTAGCACTTACGCCGTAAAAACGGGCACTGGATATTGGAACGGCAGCGACGATTTATCATCAAGCGGATTTGGAACAGATGGAAATTACATTGTTATAGAACCGGTGAATGAATATCCCGGAGGCGGTAGATGGCAAGCGAAATTTGTAGGCGTTGACGTGTCGGATGATGAGGTTAACGAACTAACAGTGGAGGTATCATGGTCTGGTGGATATAGTACCGATGGCGATGATTTTGCTGCTGCAAATTTAACTACGGGTGCTTTAACATATGCAGCGGGATATTATAAACCTGTCGCTGGTGACAGTTGGTACTTTTCTTGCTCCAATAACGATACATACACTAATTCCGCTGGCACACAAACATACACTTATTTTAGAATACTACTCTATAACGCTGGCAGTAGTGAAAATACTAAATTTGAAGGGACATATGTTGGAGGATATATCCCAACAGAACCAGATGATGATACAAAGCCTGTGTGTATATTTACAAGAATTATGGCCGGTCAGAATAGCGCTGCATATTGGTCAGATAGCGATGGCACTCATTGTCTCGCACCAGCAAACTATACCCACGCTTCAGCCAATGGAAATGTGACAGTTTGTATTCCAGAAGCCAACCTCGAAAAATATTTCTGGTTTAGTTTGTCTAGAAATGGAAGGTGGGTAAATGGACCATGCTCAGTATTAGATACAAACAACAACACAACTTTAGGTGTTTTTGGTGAAAATACATTACTTAGGGGCACTGGCAATAGTTATCAACGCGCAGACGGAGCAGCAGATAGCACTGGAAAATATAAAGTGGCTGCTGACTTATTATTTAGATGGAACCCATCGGCATAAATATGAAATTAAAAAATTTAGATAAAATAGCTAAAATTGAAAAAGCCATGGCCAAGAAATATGGACATGAGTCAATTGCAAATCCTAAGTCTTTTTGGACAGAAGAAAAGGAAAAGGAATATCTTGAAGAAGTCAAGGAATTTTACAAAGAAGAATATAAAAGAGGCGAGCAAAAAGAGAAAGTCGAGAAAGACGGCTTTTTCATACCAAAGAATCTAATTACTAAAGAAATTAAAAGAAAGTGTTCCTCTTGCGAAACTCTCTCTTTTAAGCTGAAAGACGATTTGTATATGAATAAGTTTGATTGCTGCTTTACTTGCTATTTAAAGTACGTTCAATTTAACGAAGAAAAATGGCTAAACGGATGGAGACCAACTAATGAGAATGAGAATAACAAGAAAGAATAGACGAAAAAGAGATCCACGATATTTTTTACATGAGAATTTAGATCTAGAAGGTGGATCCGAAAATGAAGATTTTCCACCGGAAACTCCAGAACTAGAAACTTCAATCGATCCGTCTTCAAGTCCGTCGAAAATTGTCTCCGATCTTACATTTCGAACAGCCGCTGGAGTAGAATTTGGAACTGATTATGCTAAAGATCCAACATATGCTCCGAAATCACAAGGCGGTGAAGGGCTGGGAGACAATGAATATAATATTAGAGGCCAGTACCTCGTATATCGTCTAGATAACAATCTTAGATTTATTGATTTAGATAAGGCTGGAGCAAAAGAGCGACATTATAATCAATTGCATAATGACTTACAAGCAGCTGGATGGGAAGAAAAAGAAGATGCCGCTATTCCCACACCAGAAGATTACAGGGGGGTAAAATAAATGGCAACTGTATATGATATAATAAAAGGAATCAACCAAGCTGCTGCAAATGCTTATGATGGGTCACATGATAAGAGATTTGTTGTTGATGGCGAAGATAAACTAACTGGCTTAAAAAGAGAAGAGGGCTGTCCATTGAATGACTCTAGAGTTATTGACGGGTTTAAAGTACGTGTTGCTGGCCCAAAACTTATTGTTACTTACCAATCAGAATTACCTCTTAAATCTTTTCACAATGATAAGTTGGATAGTGAAATTGAACAAACTTATGCTGACATTATTAAATTTCTTAAGAAAGAATATAAAAAGATCACTGGAGATACACTAACTCTTAGCGCCGATGGCCCTTGTGATGTGCTCTTACAGAATATGTCTCGAATTCGAACATGGTGTCAGGCTAAAAAGGTTTACACAATTGGTGGCATGAAAGATGCTGAAGCGGTTGGAACAAATTCTCCTGGTGATGCAGAAGAGAAGCTTCGTTCGGCTGTTGAAAAATGGCTGCAAACTGGAAAAGCAAAATATTCTGGAGCAAAAAAACCTAGCAATGTCAAGGCGTAATGGGATACAAATTAACAAAGAAGGATATCTTAAAAGAGGTATTGCAGTGCGGTAAAGATACGCGCTATTTTATACGAAATTACGCTAAAATTCCACATCCAGGCCATGGATTAATCCCTTTTAAAACATACGATTATCAAGATAATTTGTTGGATGAGTTTAATGATTATCGTTTTACTGTTATCTTGAAAGCTCGACAGTTAGGTATATCTACAATTGTTGCTGCTTATATTGCATGGCTTCTTTTGTTCCATCGTGATAAGAATGTCCTTGTCGTTGCAACTAAATTAAACACAGCAGCAAACTTAGTGAGAAAAGTTAAGGGAATAATCAAACACCTACCAGATTGGCTAAGAATAGCTAGTATCGACATTGATAATAAGAACTCTTTTGAATTAAGTAACGGATCTCAAGTTAAGGCGTCTTCCACTTCTGGAGATGCTGGTCGTTCCGAGGCATTATCTTTATTAGTTATAGATGAGGCAGCGCACATTGACAACTTAACAGAATTGTGGACAGGTCTTTACCCTACAATTTCTACTGGTGGTCGCTGTATTGCACTCTCAACTCCAAACGGTGTTGGCGATTGGTTTCACGATACTTACATAAAAGCAGAAGCAGGGCAAAATGAATTCTATCCAATAAAATTAAATTGGGATGTACACCCAGATAGAGATCAAGAGTGGTTCGAAACAGAAACTAAAAATATGAGCAAGAGACAGATTGCCCAAGAATACCAATGTAATTTTAATACTTCAGGTGAAACTGTTATTGACGGCGATGACATTCAACTCTTAAAGGCTAGTATTGCTGACCCAAAATACAGAACTGGAGTTGATAGGAATTATTGGATTTGGGAAGAGCATCAGCCTGAAAATACCTACCTTTTAGTGGCAGATGTTGCTCGTGGAGATGGCGCAGATTCAAGCACATTCCATGTCTTTAAACTAGAAACTATGGAAATCATTGCAGAATATCAAGGAAAGGTCACACCAGACTTATTCTCTGATATAATTTTTAATGCTGGTCGAGAGTATGGAAATGCGATGGTTGTTGTAGAAAATAATAGTGTTGGCTTTGCGGTATTAGATAAATTGAAGGACAAAGCTTATCCTAATCTTTATCACTCTATAAAATCTTCTCACGATTATATTGACCAATATCAGGCTGAAACACACTCTTCTGCAATTGCTGGGTTTACCACTTCTTTAAAAACCCGACCTCTCATTGTCGCCAAGTTTGAAGAATATATAAGAAATAAAATGTTAACTATTTATTCTAAAAGGCTAATTAATGAGTTAGACACTTTTATATGGAAAAATGGAAAACCAGAGGCTCAAAGAGGTTATAATGACGATTTAATTATGGCTTGTGCAATTGGTTGTTGGGTACGTGACACGGTACTTATTGAAAATAAAAGAGATATGGAGTATAAAAAAGCATTTTTAAACTGTATAATGACTAATAAGACTCATATAGACTCTAGAATACCGGGAATGCAAAAGCCCAGACAAACAGAGTTGTTTGAGAAGTCCATTGAAGAGAAAAAGAAAACGAAAGAATTTCTTTGGTTATTAAAAGGATAAGATAAATGGATCCAAAAAGTATAAAAAGCACCAAAAATCCTAAGAATCCAGATTCAAATTTATATAGAAGATTAACTAAATTATTTTCTGGACCCCTGATCAACTATCGTTCTCAAAACACGAGACAATTAAGACGAAGAAGATTAGATAAGTACGCGAAAACATTTAAAGATGTCGCTGGTCAAAAGTTTGAAAGGATTGGTTATAATCCTTTTGATAACTTCTCTGCCTTTATGATGGGCACTCAGTCTAGATTACAAAGATACGCTGATTTTGACCAAATGGAATACACACCAGAAATTGCTTCGGCTCTAGACATCTACGCAGATGAAATGACCACCCATACAGGAATAAAGAAGATACTTGATATAGATTGTCACGATGAAGAGATAAAAGGAATCTTAGATACTTTATTTTTTAATGTTTTAAACATTGAATTTAATTTGTTTGGTTGGTGCCGAACGATGTGTAAATACGGAGACTTTTATCTCTATCTAGATATTGATGCAGATATGGGTATCAAGCAAGTTATTGGACTTCCAACTGATCAAGTAGAAAGAGTTGAGGGTGAAGATAAAACAAACCCCAATTATGTACAATACCAGTGGAATTCTGGTGGAGTGACTTTTGAAAATTGGCAAATGGGCCATTTTAGAGTACTTGGTAATGATAAGTTTGCCCCATATGGAACTTCTGTTCTAGATTCAGCCAGAAGAATTTGGAGACAACTTATTCTTCTAGAAGATGCAATGATGGCATATAGAATTGTTAGAGCACCAGAAAGAAGAGTGTTTAAGATTGATGTTGGCAATATTCCACCACAAGATATTGAACAATATATGCAACGTGTTATTACTTCTATGAAACGCAATCAAGTTGTTGATGCTGACACTGGAAGAGTCGACTTAAGATATAATCCAATGAGCGTAGAGGAAGATTATTTCATTCCTGTGCGCGGTGGCGTAGGAACAGAGATTCAATCTTTACCTGGGGGAACTTATACTGGCGATATCGACGATGTTAAATACCTGAGAGACAAGTTGTTTTCTGCATTGAAAGTGCCAGCCTCTTATTTGTCACGTGCTGAAGGTGGAGACGAAGATAAAGCGACGTTAGCTCAAAAAGACATTAGATTTGCTAGAACAATTCAAAGACTTCAAAGATCAGTTACAACTGAGTTAGAAAAAATTGGTATTATACATCTTTATACACTGGGCTATAGAGGTGATGATCTTTTATCTTTCAAGATTAAATTAAATAATCCGTCCAAAATTTCTGAACTTCAAGAGTTGGAGCATTGGAATACTAAATTTAGCGTTGCAGCACAAGCAACAGAAGGGTTCTTTAGCAAGAGGTGGATTGCAAGAAATCTATTTGACCTATCAGAAGAGGAATTCTTGAGAAACCAACGAGAACTTTATTATGATAAATATTTTGCTCAGTCTATAGAGATGTTAGGCCAAGATGCCATGGCCGCAGGAGGAGCCGCAGGTGGAGCAATGGGCGCTTTAGGTGGCGAAGAAATGGCTGGTGGCGAAGATATGGGAATGGGCCCAGAAGATCTTGGCGGTGGTGAAGATATGACTGCACCAATGGAAGAGGCGCCACCAACAACTGAGGCTGGGGATGAAGATACTGCGTTGTTAGCCGCACCAGGAAAGAGAGATGATGATCATGCATGGGTGAAAGCCAAAGTTAAGAAAAATGCATTTGGCGGCATCGAAAAAACTAAAAGCGCAAAATCGAAAGGATGGTATGAGCCAGAAACCACAGACAAGCGCCAAAGCGGAGCTAGAAAGCGAAACATGAAAGCGAAAGATGCACACGAATTTGCTACGTTACCGAAAAGGCAATTGAAAATGAATTTGCCTGACGGTGCAGATGAATTGCTTGGTCTAGGAAAAGGTATTTATGAGTCAAAAGAGACTAATTACAATGATGAAGAGCGAAAGCTGTTTGAAGTAAGCCAAACAGTGAGAGATCTATTAAACGATTTGGAGCATAAAGATAATGCCTAAACATAATAAAAAGAGAAATACTGCCTTTCTTTATGAGGCATTAGTGCGTGAAGTAGTTAAGCGGACTATGAATAAAGATACAGCCGTCAGAAATAAAACTGTCGCCATCTTAAAAGAAGCTTTTAGTGCTAAAAATGAATTAGGGAAAGAACTACGACTTTTTAAAACCCTAATGGAAACAACAGGAGTCTCTGCAAGAATTGGCGAAAAATTAATTCAAGAGACTAAAAAGGAATATAAAAATCTAAATGAAAAGAAAATATTCTCAGAACAAAGCACATTAATTAAGAAAATTAATAAAGAAATTTCTAAATCTGTGTTCTCTAATTTCGTTCCAAACTACAAAGACATTGCAACTCTTTCGCAGATATTTGGCGAAGATGTAGGAGTTAAACATCGTGTTGTTTTAGAGGAAAAGGTCTTGTCTAAGATGACCCACAGAAAACAAAAATATGAAAAAAATGATAAAGTAAACAATCTTGTTGTTAATAAATTTGTTGAAAGATTTAACAACCAATATAAAACAACTCTATCAGAAAATCAAAAACATTTGCTTAATAAATATATTTTATCATTTTTAGATAACGGTGTTGACTTGAAATTATATATAAACGAGGAAATAAGTCGACTTAAAAGTATTATTAAAGAATCTTTTAATTTAGAAGAACTAAAAAAAGATAATAAGATGCTCGATAAAATGAAGAAAGTACAAGAGCTTCTAGAGTCTTGCAACAAAAAGCCTTTAGATAAAGAAATGATTCAAAATATTCTTAAAGTACAACTAGTTGCCAAAGAGGTACAAAGCTAATGGCAGCGTTTAATGTAAAGGTTGAAGGCCCAAGAGGCACTTTTGAAGATGTGCCACCGCCTCCCAAATTTAAAGTCAAGGTGGAATCACCAATTGCAGCAAAGGTAAATTTAAAGGCCAGAAAAACAATGGATGGAAATATATTAATAGTTGACCATCCAGAAATAGATATTGTTTTATCACCGTCGCAGAATAAAGTTTTTGCTTTATCTAAAAATCAATATGGTGATCATGTGTACGCAACACAGTCTAGGCTATTTGAACACTTAGCTAAAAATGGAGTTGTCGATGCATCTACAATCCATGGTGGAAATATATTTGGTTCTCTAGAGGGCACTATAATGACTCCGCTGGAGCCCGAAAAGGTCGATCCAATTCAAATGTCTCTATACACTGTAGTTTCATTCTTGTTAGAAGAGAAACCACATTATCTCGCAGTTCAGCAATATAAGATTGATTTTGAAAAAGACCTTCTTGATCCTAGCGAGAAAGATTCGACTGAACTTGGCGAAGTACCACACAAGCCATTCAAAGGAACTGTTAACCAATTTACTGGATATCCTGCTCAATATGGTTTAACAGGCTTTACTGGGTATTAATATTAATTTAAAAAGAGATATAGAGGTTTAAATGGATTTATTATATTTTGTTCTTGCTGCATACGGCATGACCCAAATAATAATTTTGGGGTCATTATTTAATAAAGTGCGCCCTTCTAAAAGTTGGCTCAAGGGATTTGGAAAGCTTTTTCACTGTCCGATGTGCATGGGCTTTTGGGTTGGTGTGTTTTTGTTTGGAATTAATGGTTATACAGAACTATTTACATTTGAATACAATTTGGCAAATGCGTTTGTATTGGGGTGTTTAAGTTCTGGTACAAGCTATTTGCTAAGTGTGTTGGTTAATGATTTTGGGTTTAAAATAACTCATAAAGACGAGGGAGATTGTTATGTTGACTAAAAAATGGAAACTACAGCCCGTTCGACGTTGTTGCAGCGGCTCTAGTATCGGGCGGTTTGAGGCCGCGTAAAGGAAGGAAAAAGATGTCTAAAGGACTTTTAAGAGAATATTATGAACTAAAGTGCGATGATCGTGGATGTAAGGATCTCTTAAATGAGAGTGAAAAAAGGATGATCAACGATGGATTTTTGTTGTTTCCTGCAAAGTTGCAGCAATGTGATGTACAAAATGGGAATGGTAGAGTCTATGGCCGACAAGTTTTAGAAAGAGAGATCGAAAACTATGCAAAAATGGTTGCTGAAGGTCGCGCTATTGGCGAATGTGACCATCCGGATGATAGTGTGATAAATCTTAAAAATGCTTCTCACAAAGTTGTTAGAATTTGGTGGGATGGAGATGACGTTATAGGGGTAATTCAATGCCTTAAAACCCCTTCCGGTCAAATCCTAGAGGGCCTATATAAAAGTGGCGTTAAATTTGGATTCTCTTCTAGGGCTTTGGGGTCTCTAGGTCCATGCCCAAGAGGCACCGGAGCACAGATGGTTCAAGATGATCTTCAATTGATTTGTTTTGATGCTGTTTCCGAACCTTCAGCACCAGAGGCATATATTCTAGATCAAAAAGTAAAGATGTATGAAAACGTAGAAAAAGATTTGTCTAAAATTTTTACAAAAGGTGATAGAATTAATAGAGCTTTAAATAATATCTTTATAGGGTGATACATGAAAAAATCAGAATTAAAAAATGTTTTAAAACCATTGATTAAACAATGTGTTAAAGAGGTGCTATTAGAAGAGGGTGTTTTATCTAATATTGTTTCTGAGGTTGCAGTTGGGCTTAAACCACTATTAACGGAAAATAGGAATTATAGTGCTGAAAAAAGCGTTGCGACCTCTAATCAAGATGCACTTCTACAACAACAAAGAGCAGAACTTGAAGAAGAGAAGCAGAGAATGATAAAAGAACAAAAAAGAAAAATTTTAAATGCCACCGGATTTGGTAATGAGATTTTTGAAGGCGTAGACCCAATTTCTTCTGTTGGTGTTCCTGATGAAAGCCCATCTCATGGAGCGCTCTCAGGGGTCGACCCTAAAGACCCAGGAGTAGATATATCTGGCATCATGGCTCTTGGTGGTCACAAATGGAATAAGTTAGTTTAAAGGAAATAAAATGGCAAAAACAATTAATGTAGAAGTTAAACCGAGAGACAAAAACGAACATCCAGAAAGAGTGATAAAAAGATTTATGAAAAAAGTAAAAAATAGTAAAGTTTTAGAACTCTACAAAGAGCGAATGAGATATGAGAAGCGTTCTGATAAAAAGAGAAAACAAAAGGCAAGAAGAAAAAAACTTTTAGAAAAACTTCACAATCAAAGAATTAAGGAATTAGGAAACTAATTAGAGTTAAAAGGAGCAGTGAAATATGTCACATGAAATAGCAAATCCCGGACGTTCACCAGGGTTGAGAAATGTTGGTTCTTATCAGGCTTCGGGCCACCCGTTTGTTTATGGGGCGACTGTGGCAAATAATGTAGAAACAAAAGTATCATTTCCTTTTGTTACAAAGTCGATAACAGTGATTGCATCAGGTACGACTAGCGATCCTCTTATTAGAGTTACGTTTAATTCAACCAGCAGCGCTGGAAATGTAGTATCAGGAAAACATTATATTACTATGGACAGCAGTGGAGATAGTATGACTTTTGATGTAAAATGCAAAGAAATTTATATTCACGCTCTTAATGCTACTAGCGGTTTTGAAATGTATGCCTCTTTAACTAATATTCCTACCAACAGCATGTATGACCTCACAGGTTCAGGACTCACTGACTAGTGGGCTTTCATAAGGCCATCGCTGGTAAAATAAGAGCGGGTGGCAAAACCGGCAGATCTGGATTTGGCAGTAGCACTGGAGGCAGATCACGCCGTTGGGCCGGAACAATCCCAACCGCTTACTGGAGAGTCCAAGGAATTGCTGCAGACGCAACCACTCTCCCAGATGTATCAAAAGCAGGTAATGATTTAGATGGCACTTTAGCTGGAACTGTTGATGAAACGGGCGCTGATGCCACGTGGAATACAACTACAACTGCTAATGGCAGCAACCAAAGCCTTCGTTTTAACGGCACTGATAATAAGGTGACAATAGCTTATAACGCCAAGCTTAAGCCCGACAATTCGATTAAAAAATTATCTATTTCATTATGGATTAAAACAGATGAAAATAGTGATTATTTATTAATATCCGAGGAAGATGCAGCTAGTCCCACAGCAGGATGGGTCTACGCTGCGATAGGTGTAGGTACTGGAAACAAGGCAAATGTTTATTGGAATAATGTTGTGGCGACTGGACGTGGATGGAAAGCTAGCACAACCTCTGTTAATGATAATAACTGGCACCATATTGTACACGTATACAATGGAGATGAAACAAACGAAATAAGCATTTATGTTGATGGAGTCTTGGAAACCGCATCGGCGGCTCAAAGCGGCAACCTTACTTTAAATAACGTACCAATATTATTAGGATATCGACGACATACAAGTGCTAATTATTATAAATATTTTATGGATGAGATAGCGTATTGGACTGATATAGCTCTCACTGCAGATCAAGTTACAGACCTATATAATAAGGGAAAAGTTCAAAATTGTTTTGCAGGAATTAGAAAGTCATAATATTAATGTATGACTGAGCCGTTCCCCCTCTTTAAAATATAAAAGTCATTTACATGTTTGTCAAACTATTTATTCTTGAAAAAACTGTTTTAAAGGAGCAGAAGTATGTCTAATATGTTGGAACAAGCTATTATCGATGCCGAGTCATTAAAAGAAGCCGCCCGTCAAAGCGCTGAAGAAAAAATTGTAGAGCACTTTTCGAAAGATATTAAAGAAGCCGTCAATATGATTTTGGAACAAGAGGAGATGTTTGGACTAGGAGATTTCGGCACAATGGCCGATACGCAAGCCTATGATCCAATGGCAGCCGCAATGCCAGAAGCCATGACACCAACTGCCCCTTCAGTTGTTGATGTTGAAGCAGATTCAAATACAAAAGATAATGGTAAGTTTGTCGTAGATCAGCTGCCATATGCAGCTACCACAGACAGTAAAACATTTGTGAGCATTGATTTGGACCGACTTGAAGAGTCAATAAGACAAGAGCTTGACGAAAACTCGATGGGAGTTGAAAGTTTGGAAGAAGAGTACGATCTGGAAGAAGCGCTTCTTTTTGAAGAGCCCGTACCTGAAGACGAAGATGACGACGATTCCGACGTCGGAGATGAAGATGATGATTCTGTTAACGAGAGCATTGCACAAATGATTAAAGATGTTTTGGCAGAAGAAATGAGTGATCTTCTGGATGAGGATGAAGAGGAGCATATGCCACTCTTAGAAGAAGAAACAGAGGAAGAAGAAACAGAGGAAGAAGAAACAGAGGAAGACACAGACGACAAAAAAGAACTCACTCCTGCACAAAAGAAACTTCCTCAAGCATTACAGGATAAAATCCTTAGTGAATCTAAAACACTTAAAACAAACAACAAGTCTCTCTTAAAAGAGCAAAAGACACTTAACAAAAAAGTCCATTTACTAGAAGAAAAACTAGAGAAATATGGCACAGTCATTAATAAGCTTCAAGAGAAGCTTAATGAAACTAATTTGGCAAACGCTAAATTATTATATCAAAACCGTGTTCTGGATAGCGACTCCTTGAATGAGCGACAAAAAGATAGAATTGTCGAAACTATCATGAATGCAAAAACAGTTGAAGAAGCAAAAATTATATATGAAACTCTTCAAAGTGCAGTGGGAGCTAACTCATCTAGACGTAAGCCAAAATCACTGAACGAAGTTGTGACTAAACGCTCTTCAGCCTTTATGCCTCGCAAAGAGGAAAAAAGGGTAGATCCCTTTACGGCAAGAATGAAAGCTCTTGCTGGAATTAAGGACTAGATTTTTTATTTTATAAAGGAGGAGAAAAAAACAATGTCTATACTTCAAAAATTAACAGAAGGTATCGTTAATCGCGATATGAAGAAGGAAGGCGCCGCTCTGCTTAACAAGTGGGGTAAAACCGGACTTCTAGAGGGTCTTGGAAGTGAGAGTGC